CTCAAGCTCTTCCGTCTGCTTTCTTTCTCTGAAAGCCCGCTGTAATTCAAGATCTTCTTCCTCGAATTTAACGCGCGATTCATCACGGACATTTCTTTGAACTAAAGCAATAAGCCTCTCGTTTTCTCGTTCCTTCTGCAATCTTGCCGCGATATCATCGTCAACTTTGATCTCAGGTACGGCGACCGGAGCGACCTTTTTCTTACCGAAACTATCGAATGCGGCTTCCACTTCAAGCTGTAATCTAGCGATAGATCCTAGCGAGCCTTCCGCCTCTTCTGATAAGGTGATAAGTGATAACTTCGTATCCTCAACCGGCTTCGGGTCAAATGCGTCACCTAGCTCACCTTTAAAGGTTCTTATTACCTGCTTAACGCCCTCAATTATAGGGTTTAAGAGCCCTATGGCCCCAACCAGCAAAGCGCCCTTAGTCGGCCCCAAAAGAATGGCCCCTATCAATCCGAGGGGCTTCATCCACGAAGGCAAGCCATTGAATATTTCAATAACTGAATTTATACCATTGGCCGCAACCCTGAAAATCGGTTCAAGTGCATCTCTGATGACAGCCGCCCCAAGCAGTACTCTTTTCGCCGCGTTGAGCATCGTATCCCCGACGCCTTTGCCCCACTCCCTCAAAGCTCCTGAGTCCCGGAACTCACTCAATTTTTTAATCCCCACCGTGAGCCCGCCCTTCACCAAAGAAAACAAGCCCCGGTCGGCTGTTGCAAATTCGTCTTTTCCTTGACTGATCTGATCCATGAAGTTCGACCATAGGCCGGTGAAGGTGGTCATGTTTGCCGCCGCCGCCCCGGTTGCTGAATTACCCATTGCATCAATCAGCAACTTTATTTGTTTTCTCCCTAGTTCACCCTTCGTCGCCATTGCTTGTATTTCTGCTGACGATTTACCCATTGCCTCGGAAAGAAGATCCCAAACCGGGACGCCTCGCTCAATGAGCTGTAGTGCCTCTTCTGCCTGTAGCTTCTGTTTCGTCCATGCCTGGCCCACCGCCGTCACAATGCCGTTCAGCCTGTCCTGACCTCCGCCCAACTTGGACGATATATCGACAAGTGAGAGCATTGTCCCGCCCATTGGATCAAGGCCGAAAGCCTTCGCCTTCACAAAAGCCTGAGTCACGCCCTCAAGGGAAAGAGGGGTTTCACGGGCAAAGTCCCTGACCCAATCCATAGCGACCCGTCCAGCTTCGGACGATCCTTCTAGGGCTTCAAGCTGTATGCTTAGATTTTCAAATGAAGAGCCCGTCGAAATGAGGCTTTTTGCCAGAAACCCAAGACCAGCAAAGCCCGCTAGAGTTGCGATGCCTGATCTCAGGTTGAACATCTTTCTTTTTACAGTGTCGAGCGTGCCGCCGAACTTCTTCATTGTCCGGCTTGCTAGATCCTTCGCGGCAATAACAATTTCAGTTTTGAAGGAAGAACCCATTATTTTTTCATCGCCTCTTTTTCTTTTCTACGAAAATGCTTCTGATATTCGTCCGTTATTACATCAAAAGCCTCCACGATGCTGTTCGGCTGATCGAAGACGCCCCCGGAGTAAAGAAACGAATCCCGGACTACACATGCCGAGGCATAACCGATTTCGATATGATGACAGCTCCAAAATCTGTCGATATACCATGATGAAACCGGATCAATAAGCGAAACAGGACATTCTGTGACGAGCATCCCGCCGGGTAGTTCATTGTCTGCATCATCGAAAGCATTTTCGCAATTCCTCATCACGTTCAAGCCATCCGCTTGACATTCATTGCAATCCCAGTTTAAGGAACTGACGGCATACCGGACAGCTATACGGAGTTTTTTTCAATCCCGTCCCTCAATACAGAGGCGTCTTCCATTGCCTTCAATAGTTCCTTGACCAGATCCCACATGCCCGGAGCCTCATATAACTGCTTCGCGCCGGTGATTTTCTCCCCGGTAAGTAGATCGCTCAAGCCGGTTATCTCGCCGATATTATCAACGAACTGCTTCTTTTGGATCTTTCCGATGTTTGATTCTTTTTTGTTCCTGAATCCCTTGACCGGCTTTACCTCGATCAAGTCGCCGTAACCTTGAATGTCTCCCGCCGAAAGAGGCGTGATCTCTACGGTATAAGGATTTTCAGAGTCCCTATTGTCATCGAACTCAGGCTTATAGATGTAAGATGGTATTTCCATTCGAATTCCTTTCTAGTCGAGCGTTGCGACAAGCTCGTTTTCGTTCGCTGTTGGTTTTGCCACCCCGGATATTTGGATAGTTGACGGAGAATCGTCAGGGCTCTCAATCGAGGGGATGGTTATTTCCGCCGCTGGCATATCAAGACGGAGCCTTCGCCCTGCAACGCTCCCGATTGTAAACACAAGGGCTTGCTTCGTCTTCAATACCGCGTGTCCGTATTGCTCGAAATTGTCTTTTCTGAGCCTCATTGACATCTCAAAAGTGACTTGCCTTTGCCCAATAGAATCAAAGCCCGTAGCGATGCCGTCACCGAACTCATCGTTCCTGATTTTCGACGGATCGGAGATTTTCACTGAACCCGAAAGCAATTTGATTGTCTTCCCACCCAAAGAAAACGAGCCCTCTGTTTTTGTGACGACTTGCCCTGTTGTGATCCCGGTCGGTTGATGTGGCTTTATTACCGCGTTTGTGGCAAGAATTCCAGAAAGAGCCGGGGCGAATACGATAGTGTCGCCCGTGACCAATGATATTGTCCTATTTGTATCCGTCCCAATATCAACGTGTGCATCCTTTGAGTATTTCGGCCCATCACCTGCCAAAACGTCAAACGTGGTCGCCGCACTTGCCGCCCCCAATGGGACAGTAGAAGTCCCGGCGTAAACAACTGTCGTCGCCTCTCCTGATGCCTCGAATGTTGCGTGAGCCCCACCCGATCCAGTAAACGACAATTCATTGACGATACAATTCACCGCGCCCGTCATCATGTGGCCGCCAAAATGGAAAATCGTCAGGCCGTTAAATACAGTCTCAAGGTCTTTTTCAAATGCGTATTGCACATCAGCCCCAACCGTTTCTGTCCCGAAAATGCCCTTGAGAATCGGGGATGCGTCCATCAGTACCCCGGCTGAACCTGAAGGGAGGAAGAAGCCTGAAATGCTCCACTTTGCCGAACGGCGACCGATGATTGTTGCGCCCTCAGATCTTGTTCCGAAAACGTCTGTTCTGGCTTCACTCTCATCATCGTACTCGATTGAAATTTTATCGAAGATCATCGCTTCCGTCGGAACCGGGAACTTCAATGTACCCCATGCCGATTGTTCCCCGACGAAAAGCTGGCCCTCTCTCCTCAAGTAAGTTTGTAAAGGCATTATTCAGTTCCCCCTTTCATCTCTTTTGCTGGCTGTAATTTCGCCTTGTTTTCAAGTCCTGTGACTCGGAACATTTTGTCATGCCTAAATTCCCATGCGGTAGCGCGAGAACATGGAAGCGGCTTGCCTTTGACCAAATCCCCGACCGAATGCAAGTCAATATTCGTTTTCCCTAAAAATTCAATCGTGCAACCTTCCATAATTCCCCCTTACTGAAACTTCGTATAAATAATTGTCATTAACTGCCTCATGACGATATCATTTTGCGTCTTAATCTCAAACGGTTGCGGGCTGTCCACTCTCTGAACTTCTGATTCGTCATAGCCCAAACTTAGGTCCCTATGAACGATAAACTTCCTCAGATCATCACTCATTTCTAGCACGCCTTTTTCGCCCGGAGCCCCAAGCAATGCGTCTTCCGTTTCCCTAAAGTAACGATAGGCCGCGACCTGAACAAACTTTGTTTCATCGGTAGTATTTGCCGGAAGCCACTCGATATCAAACACACCCGGAGACACAACCACGCAAGGGCAAGAAAACGACGGAGGATAGAACGACGCGCTTGACGTTTCGACCGTAATATAAACGCGGCCCTCCAAATAAGAAAACAATTCATCGTCTAAAATTGCCGACCTTATGGCTTTTAGCAGATCCTTCAATTCTCCTCCAATAACTTATGGAGCAACACTTCGATTCCGTCGACATCTTCCTTCTGAACCAACAAGAACGGCCTCTTCGGGATATTGACCCGGCGAGTGCTTGCCGCCGTTGTCACGGTTTCAGATCTGCGCCGTTTACTTTCTTTTCCAGACTTTGTTGTGAAAAATCTCTTCACTGTCCTGCTTCTTGCCGGGAGAGCAACCAGCCCGCGAAAGCCCTCCTGATGCTGTTCGGCATACTCGACCGGCGTGCCTATAACAATTCCGTCATTGCCTACCAACTGGCCCCACCTTATCGAAGCCCGAAGACGCCCCGTATCGACAAGCGTTTGCCCGTCCTCATCTGCCGCTCTTAGAGACTTCTTCCACCTCTTAGGGCGTCCGCCATCCCTGAAATTCTTCTTGACGGATCGCTCCATCTTGATTCCGACACGATTCCAGAAATCGCCAGGATTGTTCAGCTTGGCGATCATTTTCTTGATCCCTTTTTCTGCATTTCCACGAATCTCGATGCCGATGCTCATACGTTGATAAACCTGTAAGCCGACAGAAGGTTTCTTGCTATCATCGGGAGCCCTTTAATCTCTTTCTTGTTTATGACGCCTTCTCGGTTCTTATAAAAGAAACCGACAGATTGAAGGATCGCTTGCTTTATATCTGCCGGGACGTCATCCCTTAATCCATAACCTGCCACAAATTGCACCACAAAAGAATTCACTTGTCTTGCTGTAATACTCGGCCATGATGCGCCATCACTCAAAACGATCCTTCCCGGATCTGAGGCTGTATCTACAAAGAAGCTGGACGACGGAACAAGTGTCGCGCCGTTTAAAACATCAAAAGCGTGAATGCTGACGATGGATTTCAGGGGCGAACGAGGTATTTCAAACATATTTACAACCGGGACATCGTCGTATGATGCGCTCCAAGTCTGGTCTATTATTGCCCGGTTTATGTGAGCCTCTACTTTCTTTGTGACTGCCGAGATTAGGGACTGAAGAAGGTTGTCTTCTCCAGTCCCTACAATGCCCCTCAAATGCCCCTTGACATCCGATAGAGTCACCGGCTCCACACTAGGAGCGGCAACCAAAGAAAGCCCCTTTATGATCGGCGGGTCGCATTTTGGAAAGACGGAAAGCATTTTATTCGTCCTCATCCTTTGTTGTTGTATCTTCGTCCGGGGTTGCATTTCCCTTCACTTCCTTGCCCCATTTTTCGCTGACAAAGACGGAACCCAAAGAAACCGGCATGTCGTATGTCTCATCCTTTTCAAAGGTTTTGACGTTTACGCCATCCGGCGACCCTTCGTGGCTTTTACTGACTTTGATTTTCATCTCATTACCTCAATAAATGTTCAGTTAAAGCCAAACAACCGCCCCACGTTACTTATGAGGGCTGATGACGACCGAAGCCCTTTACGACTGTTCCAGAGCATGGGAGGGAAGCACCGGCCCCGGAGATCGCTGATATTGCAATCCTGACAAACTGCTTTGACCCAAGATACCCTTCCTCAATAATCGTATTGTCAGTTGATGGCGTTATCTGGACTGGTTGCGCTCCCGACGCGAGATCACCCGGAGCAATCAGGGTGTAACCCGAACCCAGTAAATCCGACTCCTCAAACTGAACCGTTGCGGTCGGTGTTGTTCCTGCAAAGGTTCCCAAGTCCACCTTAAACAAAGCTCCTTCAAAACCAGCCAAATCGACACCAGCCCCATTAGCGGTCGCTGTTACCAAGGCCACCACGATTGACTGAGCAAACGCTAAAGCACTTCTTAAATCCTTCATTGATAAATCCTCCACTTAATATTTCGATAAATGGGGAGCCTTTCAGCCCCCCACATAATCAACCATTAGCCCCTAGACTGCAACCTTCTGCACTCTAAACGCCGCCGACTGCACAACCTGACCACCGACCCGTCGCCTTGCGTAGAACTTAACAAAAGGCTTGGACGTCAAAGCATCCCGAAGGATCGACATTCCGGCCCGGTCGACAATCGTGTATCCGGCCCTGAAATCACCGAACAGGATCGCGAGAGCGTTTGCCGCCACGACTGGCATGTCAATGGCTTCCTGATAGGTATGGTTTTCAATGGTCGCTGGCGCGGCCCCTGCGAGCCCCGGACGCCAGATATACTGATTATTCGCGTCGGTCAATTTTCGGATATCTCTGACCGTTGAACGCTTCATAAGGAACGAGGCATTCCGAGCATAGAAATCAGGAAGAGCATAAATCAGATCAAGCAAGCCATTCGCAGTCAAAGCACCGGCGGCCCCTGAATTCACCTCGACGATTCCGTTCCCTGTGGCAAGCAAGCCTTCTGGCTGGCCGACTCCATCACCCAAAACAAAAGCCGTTCCTTCTCGCTGTCCAAACTTCTGAGCAAGTTTCAAGCTGATCCAGTTTTCAAAATTACGAACCGGATCATCAAGGCTTTTCTGAGTTGCGCGGGGCTCGGCCCACTGGTAATGGGTAGGAATCTCTTCCCTGCGGAGCTTGCCGGTCGATGTTTCGGTCGGGGCTGTTCGTTCTGTTCCCCACCCGGAGCTGAACTGGTTATTTACGTCGTCGCCGTCGATCTCAAGGGAGTCGCCCTGTGAAATTGTCTCAACGGTCGCTATTGATCGGATAGGTGAAATCTCAATAAGCCCCTCAAGGAATCTCACACTTCGATTCACCGGCATTGCATAGCCGCCATCCGGGTCACTGTCGGTCGAAATGGCCTTCATCTCCTCCGGGTTCATTACGCCCTTCAAAGACTCCATATCGCTATCATCAAGTGCCCTGACACCTTTACGGATCATCTTGAAATAGGCTTGTTCACCGGCCTTTTCGGTCAGGTTCCCGCCGTCAAGGTTGCCGGGTAACATGGGACGATTCAACTTTGTTTCGACCTTATCAAGCCGAGATTTTTGATCGTCTAAGACCTTCGCCTGATCTGCGATCTCATCAAGCCGAGCATCGAGTTTTTCGATTGCCGACTTCACGGTGAAATCATTGCTGTCGGCCCGCTCAAGGAAATCGGTCTGCTTCTTTCTGATCGACTTCATTTCGTCGAGTAGTTCATCAACTGGGTTTGCCATCGTTTTTTCTCCTTAAAAAAATGATTGAAGTGCTTTCAATTCACTCAACAATGACTGAACGGAGTCCGGGTCAATGCTGTTGCTACTCGGCGGCTCGCCATCCTTAACGAGTGCCATATTTTTGATAAATTGCTTCATATCATCCGTCATCAGCGCGGCCTGTATATCTGGAATAAGGCCCGCCATAGACTTCACGGCCTCGACCTTTGCCTGAGTATTCATGCCCCAAGTGACGATTGAAAACTCCCACAACTTCAATTCCTTGATGTGGCGTATCCCTTTGTCTTTATCGAAGTGAGATTTCAGGGTATTAAAACCGATTGACATTGCATCGAGAACGCCGTCCCTCATCAGGGTCAAAGTCTCTTTTCCAAGCTCGGTCTGTGAGATAAAACCCTTCACAAAGAGCCCCCGGTTGTCTTCTCTCATTTCCAAGGGCTTACCGATCAACTGCAAGTGACCTCTCAAAACCTTCACCATGTCGGAGTGTTCCTTGAGCGTTTTTTTGAAGGCCCCCTTCTCGATAATATCGCCGCCCTCGTCAACATTGCCAAACGTGGAAGCGTACCCGGAGAAAGTGCCTTCCTTGAGGTCGACATCATCGGCTTTCACCTCTAATTTGAGTTCTTTATATTCTAATTCCATCAGCCTTCACCCTCGAAAAATTGTGTGCAACGGCAATTTATAACGTCGCCCGCCGCCGCGCCTAAACTTGAGTCAGCCGGAAACATCAGCCGAGAGCCCGACGCAAGCACGAAAGCCGCATCAATCCCGACCTTATCGCCGTCGATTATATCGTGGGTCGTCCTCAATCTCCCGTCACGGGTCGAAAGCCAAACCTTCTTCAAGTTCTGGATGCCTGTTGACTTTGCCCCGATAAACGACCCGAAGTTGCTCGCCTGTATAACCTCTGTTCTTGCTATTGTTTTTGAGCGGCCCGCCATCAGCTTTTCAAGGTACAGCGTGTCGATCCTCTTCGCTAACTGCTCGATTCCTTCGCCTAAAATAACGCCCCGCTCAAGCTCATCTCTAAGCAAGACCAGTGTCGTGTCTAAAATACCGACAACTTTCTTCCCTGATTGCCCGTCAATATAATCAAGTATCAGAGGGTCGATTATCAGTTCTTCTTCCGCCGTGAGAGCCTTGCGCTCTGTCGGTGCATCATGCTTCAAACTATCAATGACATCGAACGCCAAAGACCGAGCCACCGGGACATAAATATTTTTAATTGTTGCCTTCCATGCCTCATGGTTTAGCCTCACATCCTCAAGCACACTATCGACAAGACCTTGAGGCGTCAAGGCGTTACTGGCTGAATCAATAAGGGTTCTCAGCTCATCCTTGAAGGCTGATTTAACCAGCCTCAATATACTTATGACCCACCTATTCCGGGCTCTGTTTACGGCCTTCCATTGTTCCACCTTATCGGCTTCTCTTTGGAGATTGAACGATTTTCGGCTCTTAAACTGTACTTGATGAAACTCAACCAGCGATTTATTGTTTGTCTGTTTTAAGCCTGAGAACATTATTCTTCCTCGACTCCATCAGTAGGGTTGTTGTGGATTCCATTAAACACCCTCCGGAAACTCCTAAAACATCGCCAGTTGCCGGGTCTGTTCTTTAAACCTTGCCCGTGCTGCATCAAAATAATCTTTGTCGATCTCCATCCCCACAAAGTCACATCCGAAATAGTGGGCGGCAATTGCGCTTGATCCGCTTCCTAAGTGGGTGTCGAGAATCCGCTGGCCGGGCTTGGCGTAGTTAGCTAGTAGCCAATCGTAGAGCTTCACGGGTTTCTGGGTTGGGTGAATACGTTGCTCTTTGTTTTTCATGTCGCCTTGAAGCATTCCTTGCCATTGAAAGCGGTAAATACGAACTGCGCTTGTAAACGAAGTGTAGGCCAATTCTGCGTCTGCGAAGTCCGTTGCTCCGTTCACCTTGTCCCAAACTATCCAACAGCTACTGTTTCGCGCTCGAAAGTGATTTGCTCCCCATATTATTTGATTGTTGCTCACGCGCTCTAATTCTGTAAAATATTCTTCTCGCGGCGCGTTTGTGTCACCTCCTGAAAACGGCTTATAATTTTTGGCCTTTGCTAATTTGCTGCGCGTGTAATTCGTTGCACCGTCCTCACCTATCCCATAAGGCGGATCAACAATCGCCAGATCGAAGTGATTGTCGGGTGTCCTTGCCATATATTCCATGCAATCCTCATTTAGTAGGGTTGTTGTGGATTCCATTAGTGCAAGTGGCTCAGGCACCACTTTGAGCCTCTTAAAGCCTGCCCATAGCTGGCGGCTGATTGCTGGCGTTAAACGGAAACGATACACTTCCGGGCCGCTTTACGCCAATCGCCTTTACAAAAAACTAAAACATTCTGGTGTGTCTTGCACATCTTGCGTCCTGAGTTAAATTGCTTTGTTACTCGCATCGAAGCAGAGCCAACAGAAGTTACAAGAATCGCCTCGTTATAAAGTTTCGCCCCGCACAATTCAAAGGCGTTAATCGTTTCAGAAACAAAGTTCCGGCAAAACCCCTTCTTGTCCCTAAAGTCTCCGACAACAAAACAAGCAAAACTATTTTCTTTCATACGCTTAACGCTTCTCAATATTATCCGTTTGTATGCATCGATAAACGTATGAAATTCCATATTGCTCAAATCTCCCGGCAAGTCGGAATACTTTTCAAGGTCGCCGTACGGCGGGCAAGAAAAAACAAGGTCAGCATCCGGGGCATTGTCAAGCTCTGTCATTGAATCACCGCAAACCCACACAGGTATGTTGTCGCTATCTCCACAAAGTTCATTACCCTGCTCAGCATTCGCCGCTATCTGCTCCTTTCGCAAATCGCATCCCCAATACTTCCTATTCGTCAAAGAAGCCACTATACCCCTCACAGAGCCGCCAGCAAACGGGTCAACAACTTGCCCTCCTTCCGGGCAAAACCAACGATAAGCAACCTCGCACATCATCGGGTCGAAAATAGAAACATACTCAGCAGAATTTTTTTCCACGCTTGTTGTTCCCATGTGAATAACTGTCGAATCTCTTCCAACCTCTCCCTTTATTCCTATTCTTTGCCATGCTCTTTTTCGTTGTTGCCAGTCACCCCCCCTTGCATCAAGCACAGAAAAAGGAGGAACTAAAAACTCATCAGCAACCGGACCAGAAGTCTTTAACTTTATTGGCTCACCAAACAAATTAACCCCGTTTAATCTTGCTTCTATTATCCTATCAAGGCAATCACCTTGCATTAAACTAATCATCCTCAATCCTCATTTCCATCAGTAATGGCATCCAGAGCAACCATGCCAACACGGACAAGAATTACGTCGCCGCCTATGACCTCACCTTGCCCGGTAAGCAATCTTTTCTCGTTCACGGTCAAATGGTTCGCATCGT